CGCCGTGGGGCGGTGCGAGTTCCGCACGTTTCGCAACGGAGCGGAGGTGAAAGAGCGGGACTACTACCTGTGGAATGTGGAACCCAACGTCAATCAAAACTCCACCGTGTTCCTCCACAAGCTGGTGGCCCAGCTGTGCAAGCACAACGAGGCTCTGATAATCAACCCCCGCCAGCGGGACGGCCACGATACCTTGGTGGTGGCCGACGGCTGGGAGGTTCCAGAGACCTCCGTCACCCGCCTCCAGGAGTACCAGCAGGTGCGGGTGGACGATTTCACCTTCCACAAGACTTTCCGGGAGGACGACGTACTTCACCTGCGGCTGAATCACCTGGACCTGCGGCCGGTGCTGGACGGGCTGTATCAGAGTTATTACAAGCTGGTCAGCGCGGCTATGAAGGCCTACCAGTGGTCCAACGGCCAGCACTGGAAGGTCCACGTAAGCCAGCTGGCCCAGGGGGACAAGGAGTTCCAGGCCAATTTTCTGCGGATGATTCAGGAGCAGGTCAAGCCCTTCCTGGAGAGCAACGGGGCCATTCTCCCGGAGTTCGACGGGTACACCTACACCAACGAGAGCGGCAGGGTGAGCGCCGGGGACACGCGGGACATCAAGGCCCTGATGGAGGACATTTTTGACTTTACCGCCCGTTCCTTCCTCATTCCCGCCGTGCTGGTGAATGGGAAGGTGGAGGCCACCAGCGACGCCAACCAGAGATTTCTTACCTACGTGATTGACCCCATCTGCGACCAGCTTCAGGAGGAAATCAACCGCAAATTCTACGGCTACGACCGCTGGCGGGCGGGGGAGTATGTTTGGGTGGATTCCTCCAGCATCATCCACTTTGACCTGTTCGCCAACGCCGCCAATGTGGAGAAGCTGGTGGGCTCGGGGGTGTTCTGCATCAACGACATCCGCCGGGCGGCGGGACAGGCTATTATCAACGAGCCCTGGGCGTGGCGCTTTTGGCTGACCAAGAATATCGCGGCCATCGAAGCCGCAGCCCAGGGCCTGGGCGAACAGGAAGGAGGAACACAATGAGCCACCCCAAACGAAAACCTATGTGGGAAATCCGGCAGGCAGCGCAGGAAAACACGTTAGACCTGTATATTTACGGTGATGTGGAGGGCGACGGTTACAGCTGGTTTTGGGATGAACCCATCGAAAGTGAAACCAGCGCCAACCATCTCCGGGAAGAGCTGGCACGGCACCCTAATGTGAAACAAATCAATATCTATATCAACAGCTACGGCGGCAGTGTTTTTGAGGGGACTGCTATTTACAACCAGCTCAAACGCCACACGGCCCATAAGACGGTCTATGTGGACGGCTTTGCCTGTTCTATTGCATCCGTGATTGCTATGGCTGGGGACGATGTGGTTATGCCCAGAAACACGCTTATGATGATTCACAATATGTGGATGGATGTGCGTGGTTCTGCCGCCGAACTGCGAAAAGCGGCTGATGACCTGGATACGATCAATGAGGCCGGACGGGCGGCCTACTTAGAAAAGGCGGGAGACAAGCTCACCCCTGAGCTGCTGGCACAGATGGAGGATGATGAGACTTGGCTGACGGCCGAGCAGTGCATCCAATATGGTCTGGCCGACCGCTATGCGGACCAGGACGCGGACCTCACCCAGGCGTCGGCAATTTTGCAGAAAGCCACACTTGCGTTGGAGCAGCGGGTGAATGTACACAAGAGTATGGCAGCACAAGTGCGCGCCCTTACTGCGCAGGGCAATGGCCTGCAAGGTCTTGCGCAACACAGTTCCCACACCATCACCGGCCTGCTGGGCCGGAAGTGAAAGGAGAAAACACTCATGCCCTTGAAAAACAACGACACTCTGACCATTGAGCGTGTCCGTGAAAAGCTCCAGGCGGCTTTCCGGGCCAACGACAGCGAACAGCTCCAGCAGGCCACCGACGACCTGGTGCTCTGGGCGGCACAGGAGACGGTCAAGGCCAAGGAGGCCTATGACCGGGAGCTGGAGCAGCTCCGGGGGGAGATGGATTCCGGCATTCTGGCCGCCCGAGGCGTCCGTCAGCTGACCAGCGAAGAGCGCTCCTACTGGCAGAAATTCCAGACCGCAGCCCTCTCCCCCGACCCCCGGCAGGCGGTCACCGGCCTGTCCGACGTGCTTCCTAAGACCACCATTGACTCGGTATTTGAGGAACTCCAGACCCGTCACCCCCTCCTGAGCCGTATCCGGTTTGTATACACCGGCGGCGCGGTGGAGGTCATGGTCAATACCAACGGGTACGGACAGGCCCAGTGGGGGGACCTGTGCGCCGAAATCGTGGCGGAGGCCACAGCGGGGGTGAAAAAGGTCAAGACCTCCCTGCTCAAGCTCTCCGCCTTCATGAGCGTGTGCAAGGCGATGCTGGAGCTGGGCCCTGAGTGGATCGACAGCTTTGTGCGCCAGACCTTGTATGAATATTTCTCCAACGGCATGGAGGCGGGCATTGTCACCGGCGACGGCAACGGCAAGCCCATCGGCATGATACGGCAGGTGGGGGACAACGTCACCGTCACCGGCGGGGTGTACCCGGAAAAGCCCGCCGTGGTCCTCACCGACCTCTCCCCGGCCACGGTGGGCAATCTGGTGTCCCTCCTGGCGGCGGACCCCAACGGAAAGCCCCGGCAGGTGCGGGATTTGATTTTCCTGGTGAACCCCCAGGACTATTTTCAAAAGGTCATGCCCGCCACCACCCTCCAGGCCCCGGACGGCACCTACCGCAACGACGTGCTGCCCTATCCCATGGAGGTCATCCAGGTAGCGGCGCTCCCCAGGGGCAAGGCGGTGCTCGGGATTGCCTACCGCTATCTCGCTATGGCCGGGACCTCCCCCGAGGGGAGAATTGAGTACAGCGACCACTATCATTTCCTGGAGGACGAGCGGGTGTACCTGATTAAGGGCTACGCCAACGGGGAGCCCTTGGACAACAACGCCTTTTTGGTGCTGGATATCTCCGGCCTGAAGCCCGCCGCATGGAGGGTCACCATGGTGGAGGAAGCCGCGCCCTCCAGCAATGCCGCCTTGGCCGCACTGAGCCTGGGAAGCCTCACCCTGTCCCCGGCCTTTGACGGCGCCGTAACGGCCTACACCGCCGCCACCGGCAACGCCTCCAACACCATCACCGCCGTCCCCGCCGACGCGGGGGCCTCCGTTCAGGTGCTGGTGGGGGACAAGGAGATTGACAACGGCACCGCCCCCACCTGGGCCGCCGGGAGCAATACCGTGACTGTTAACGTCACCGCCGCCGACGGGACGGCCAAGAAGGCGTACACCGTCACCGTCACCAAGAGCTGATGAACCGGGATACGGTATCCGCCCAGCTTCTGGAGGACGTAAAGAACTACCTCAATATCACCTGGGACGATGACGCCACGGACCGCAAAGTCCGGGGCCTCATCGCCGCCGGGGCGGCCTACCTGGACCTGAAGCGGGGCGCTCCGGCGGACTATGATATGGACGGCCTGCCCCGCTCCCTGCTGATGGAGTACGTGCGCTACGGCAGGGATGATGCGTTGGATGTGTTCGAGAGCAATTATCAGGCGCTTCTTTTGAGTATGCGGCATGACCGGGAGGTGAAGGAGTATGCGTCAGCTTCCATTCCGTCCGGGGAATGAGATTACCCAGAGCTTTAACGGCGGACTGGTGGCCATTTACACCGTCACCGACGGGGCCCAGCCGGGGCGGCTCCCGGTTCCGGTCCTGGAGAAAAAGCTCACCCTGCGCTATGAAGAGCGTCAGCTGGGCATCCAGCGGTACTACTCCGCCCGGCAGAATCAGGTGAAAATCGAGCGGGTGATCCGGGTACCCAGGACCGGGCGGGTCAGCTCCCAGGATGTGGCCGTCACCGGGGACGGGCGGCAGTACCGGGTGGACTGGGTCCAGTCGGTGCGGGACGTGTACCCGCCCAGTGTAGACCTGACCCTGGCGGCGGTGGAGCAGGTATATGCGCTGCCAGACCAACAAAAAAAGCCGGGGCAAAGCCCCGGCCTCCTGTAGGCGGTTACTCCTGCGCTTTTGCGTCGGCAATGGTGTCCAGCAGCTCGCAGAGCTCTTCTACTGTGTACGACTCCTTGCCGCTGTTCTTCAGCAGCCGCCGCAGCTCATAAAGCGTTGCCTGCTGAGTGTCCTTACGCTCCTTTTCGGTTCCCACAGCCCGCACCTCCTTTGCATATCAGGCGTCGTTTCCCTTGGGTTTGTACTGTTCATCTCCAGATTCAATCCAGAGCAGGAAATCCGCAATCTCTGTGTCGGTCCAGCCCTTTGCCCGGAGCCCAAGAATCAGTCTGGCGTTCTCCTGCATGTTCATTTTAGTGCCTCCTTTTTTCACGGCGCTTCTGGTGCTTCCGTGTTCAGTATAACCGAAAAAGGCCGGTTTCGCAAGCCCTGGCATTTTAGATTTATGAATTTTTGAAAGGAGGGATTGCGTGAGTTGGCAGGACCGTATCATTTCCGCCCACCTGGCGGTAACGCAGGCGGTGAGCCACGCCGCCCGAATGAAGTCGGAGCGCTATTTTGTGTGGCAGGAGGACGGCTCCAACGACCTGGAGGCCAACGGCATTCACCAGGAACGGGCGGTCACCGGGTCCACAGACCTGTTTACCAAAATTGAATTTGACCCGTGGGCGGAGGCCCTGGGGAAGTCCTTTGACCGGTCTGGAATCGCCTGGCGGTACCTGGGCGCGGACTATGAGGACGAGACAGGGTTCTTTCACCACACATGGGATTGGGAGGTGTGCTAATGGCAAAAATCGAATTGAAAGGGCTGAACGAGTACACAAAGGCACTCTCCAGACTGAGTGCCCAGTATAAGAAAGAGGTCATAGGAGAGGCAATCTATGGTGCGGCAGGAATCGTAGCTGATGAGATTGCCCAAAGAATTACTGCGGTTCCCACAGATGAGCACTGGGGAACTCCAGAGCACCCTGCCAAGGGCCCCAGAAAGATTGAGGCACAGGCGATTGCCAGCGGCCTGGGCATTGCTCCTATGCAGGAGGATCGGAGTGGGCATTTTGATGTGAAAATCGGTTTTTCCGGCTACAGCAAGCTCCGTACCAAGCGGTGGCCAAACGGCCAGCCTGTCGCGATGCTGGCCCGGTCTGTGGAGCGGGGAACCACATTCATGAAAGCCAACCATTTTATCAAGGACGCCGTGGCCGCCAAACGTAAGGAGGCCATTGCGTCCATGAAAAATACCATTGACGAAAAGACCAAAAAAGTTATGGAAGGATGATGCACCATGGCCGGAATCGGCATTTACGGTATCTTCTACGCCAAAGCCACCCTGACCGATGGATCCGTCACCGGCTACACCGGCGGGACCAAGCTGCTGGGGGAGGCCATCGATGCCAGCTTTGAGCCCAACCAATCGGAGGGCAACCCCCTCTACGCCAACAACCGGGTCCAGGAGAATGACACCTCCGGGGCCTCTGGCGGTACCCTGACCCACACCACCTCCCGGCTGAAGCTGGAGGCCGTGGCGGATATCTACGGCCTGGAGCTCAAAACGGTTCAGGTGACAGTAGAGGGCCAGACGGAGCCCGTGACGGGCACCGGCATTTCCTATACCGGTGAGGAAACCGCCGCCACCGTGGGCGCGGCCTACATCCGCATGAACCAGGAAAACGGGGTCCGCTCCCATGAGGTGGTCCTCTTCCGGGGGGTAGATTACAAAATGCCCGCCGAGTCCGCCCAGACCATGGGGGAGTCGCTGGAGTGGCAGACCAACGAGCTGGAGGGGGCCGTTATGGGCCGCATGGGCAACGGGGAGCCCTGGCATGACCGGTACGTGTTCCCCACCCAGGACGCGGCGATTGCCTATATTTACAGCATCCTGGGCAAGCCCGAGCCCGAGGCGGAAGCGGCAATCAGCGAGGCTATGGAGCGGCTGAACGACGGGGGGGGCGCAGCATGAAGGTGAATTATATCGAGCTGGCGGGCAAGCGCCACCCCCTGTGCTGCTCCCTGACGGCCACGGCGGCGTTAGAGGACGCCTTTGGTGATTTGACAAAAATGGGTGAATCCCTGATGCAGGGCGGCATTCGAGCCAAGATGGACGCTTTCAACAAGGTATTGACAATTTTGATGCAGGCCGGCCGGGTCTATGTCCACGCGGAGGGCGGAGAGCTGCCCGAGCCGCTGACCTGCGCCCCCTCGGATTTGCTGGATGTGACCAGCGGTACGGCGGTGAGGGCTATTTTCTCCACCATCTCGGGCGATACCAAGCGGGAGGTGGAAGCCGAGCCAAAAAAGGACGCAGCCGCCCCGGCGGAGCCGTAAGCCGGGCGTGGCTGTACTACAACGGCGCTAAGGCTGGCCTGACCCGGCCCCAGGTGGAGTATTTGCCCGTGGGCCGGGTTTTTGACCAAATCGCCTGCTGGCAGATTGCCGAATGCGGCGCGAAGGAGAAGATACAGCGGGGCGGCTCCCTGTTTGAACAGATGAGCCGGTGCGGCAGGAGGTGAGCGCGTGGCCTATGATATCGGGCCCAAGATTGGGATAGAGGGTGAATCCGAGTTTCGGGCGGCTATCACCAATATCAATCAGAACATCAAGACCCTTGGTACGGAGATGAAGGCGGTCACCTCTGCCTATGACCGGAACGACCAGAGCGCGGAGAAGCTGACAGCCCAGAATGAAGTCCTCAACAAACAAATTGACGCTCAAAAGGAAAAGCTGGCCAAGCTCAACGAGGGCCTGACGGAGGCCACAAAAGCGTTTGGGGAGAACGACAACCGGACTCTGAAGTGGAAAGCGTCGGTCAACACCGCCACGGCGGACCTCAACAAGATGGAGCGCCAGCTGTCCCAGAATAACGAGGCCCTGGAGCACATAGACGACGGCCTGGATGAGGCCGGGGACGGCATGGAGGACCTGGGCAGTCAGGCCGAAAACACCGGCGGGAAGCTCTCCGCTATGACGGTGGCTATGGGCACCCTGATTTCCGCCGGTGTTGAGGCGGCGGTGTCCGCCGTGGGGGAGCTGGTGTCCTCCCTGCTGAACCTGGACAGCGCCACGGAGGAATACCGGGCGGCACAGGGGAAGCTCCAGACCGCCTATGAGGCGGCGGGGTATTCCTCTGACTCCGCCCAGACGGCCTACCGGGAGTTTTACAAAATCCTGGGAGACACGGACACCGCCGTGGAGGCCTCCCAGCTGCTGGCCAAGCTGGCGGACAACGAGCAGGACCTGACCAAGTGGACCCAGATTGCCGCCGGGGTGTCCGGCACCTTCGGCGACAGCCTCCCCATTGAGGGCCTGATTGAGTCGGCCAACGAGACGGCCAAGGTGGGGCAGATTACCGGCTCCCTGGCGGACGCGCTGAACTGGGCGGGAATCTCCGAGGACGAGTTCAACGCCAAGCTGGCGGAGTGTACCGATGAATCCGACCGGAACCGGCTCATTATGAGCACTCTGTCCGGTACATACGACGAGGCCAGCGCCGCCTTTTATCGGAACAACGAGGCCATTGTGGCCGCGCGGGACGCCCAGGCCTCCCTGGATGAGTCCCTGGGCCGGGTGGGGGAGGCCGTCGCCAACATCAAGACCTCCGTCCAGGCGGACTTTATGCCCTCCATCACCCAGATGCTGGACGGTATCGCCGCCCTGGCCTCTGGAGACGAGAGCGGTGTGGACCAGCTCACCCAGGGTATCACGGAGTTCGCCGATACCCTGGCGGAGAAGGCCCCCCAGGCGGCGGAGGCGGCGGGCCAGCTCATGGGCGCGCTCCTAGAGGCTATCTCGGCCAGCCTGCCCAGCCTCCTGGAGGCGGGCGGGACCGTGCTGGGGGAAATCGTCTCCGGCATTCTGGCGGGCCTGCCCGACATGGGAGGCGCAGGGCTGGAGCTGGTGACCACTCTGACCCAAGGCATCGGGAGCGCCCTGCCGGAGCTCATTCCGGCGGGGGTGGACGCGGTGCTTCAGCTGGTGGAGACCCTCACCAACCCGGACAGCCTGGGGGAGCTCATCGACGCGGCCCCTTCCCTCATTACCGCCCTGGCGGAGGGGCTCATTAAGGCCCTGCCCAAGCTGGCCCAGCGGACCCCCGAAATTATCGGTAATATTGTGGCCACTCTGGCGGCCAACCTGCCGAAAATCGGCGCGGCGGCGGTGGAGATTATCCTCACCCTGGCCGCAGGGCTGGTGGGCGCGATTCCCGAGCTGGTAGCGGCAGTCCCGAAACTGATTGTCTCCATCGTAGGCGGCTTCAGCAAGGCGGGAGAGGATTTTCGGGGCATCGGCAAAAATATCGTCACCGGCGTGTGGACCGGCATACAGAACATGGGCCGGTGGATACGCGACAAGGTGACCGGGTTCTTCAGCGGCATCACCTCCGCCGTCAAGGGCGTCCTGGGCATCCGCTCTCCATCACGGGTGTACCGGGGCATCGGCGGCAACATGGGCAAGAGCGTGGGTATCGGCTGGGATGGGCAGTATGATACAGTCAAACGGCACATTGTGAAGGACATAGACCGGACCACGCAGGCGGCGGAAGCGGCCGCAGAGATGGACGATATCACCCCTCCCGAGCTGGATATCTCCCCCCTTATGAACACAACAGAGGCCCTAGGGAACGGTATCGCGGCCCAAATGGAGCAGCTCACCGCCCAGGCCCCGGATTGGGGCCGGGAATTTGTGGACGGCCTGCGCCAGGGTATTCAGGCGGGCAGCGCCCCTCTGCTCCAGGACATGGGCAGGCTGCGGGAGGACCTGCGCTGGGCCTTTTCTGGAGAAATGGCGGCGGCACAGCGCAGGCTTGACCGCTCTATGGCCCAGCTCCCCAAGGAGGGCAGTGAAACGGCAGTCCACCGCAGGGATTGGAGCAAGGAAGAAAACCCGCTGGACTACGACGCCCTGGCCCAGGCGGTGAAAAGGGGCCTGGACGGCTCTGTGGTATCCATGAGCGGGCGCAGGGTGGGCCAGCTCATTACCAGTTACCAGCAGGGCGAGCGCCGGGCCAAAGGTTCTTAGAGTAGGAGGGGCGGACATGCAGGCAGCATTGACGGTCAACGGCTATGATTTTGCCCGGTGGGCCCAGGCGGAGGGGATTCAACAGTATGATATCCTCCGTCAGAGCCGGGAGGTGGTGGCCCTGGACGGAACCGCCTACCGCGCTCAGGTGCGCAAGGCGGGGCTCCGGGTGGCCCTCACGGAGGTCCGGGATGTGACCTTGGCGGCAATGACCGCCGTCCTGGCAATTTCCCCGGCGGCTGTGACCTTTACCGGCCGGAACGGCGCGGAGCAGACCCGCCGCTTCTACGTGACGGGGCCCGGGGCGGCTGAAAAGACCGTCCGGGGCGGCATTACCTACTGGAGCGGAGTAACCTTTACCCTGGAGGAAGTGTAGTATGCGGCAGACCAGTGCGCTGTATCAGAGGCTGCTCCGGGACCCCCTGGCCCGCAAAGAGGTCAAGCTCCGAATCGCCGGGGAGGACTACGAAGAGGACCGGCTGATTTCCCTGCATACCTTTGGGGGCATGTTTGCCGGGGGGCCTATGACCGCCGGGGGCGCGGTGGCCGGTGAGCTGGAGGCCGTTTTGCGGCGCTGGGGGGACATCCCTCGCATGGCGGAGCTGGTCCCCTTTGTGCGGCTGACCAACGGGGCGCAGCACTCCGAATGGCTCCAAAAGGGGGTCTACTTCATCGACACCCGGACGGAGGACTTGACCTTGACCCTCCACGGCTTTGACGGGATGCTCAAGGGGGAGGCGGAGTGGGTCCCCGGCCAGGACCTGGAGTTCCCCATGCCCATGGACGAGGCGGCGGCGGAGCTGGCCCGGCTCATGGGGACCACCGTGGACCCCCGCAGTCAAATCCATCATGGGTATACCATCGACTACCCCGCCAACGGGTACACCCGGCGGGATATCCTGCGGTTCATCGCCGCCGCCCATGGTGGGAATTTCGTCATGAACGATTTGGGACAGCTCCGGCTCCTGCGGCTGGGGGGACTCCCGGCTGAGACACATTATCTGGTGGACGAATACGGGGATCCGCTTGTGTTTGGAGGTGACCGCATCCTTGTCGGATAATATTTTTGTGGGCCAGCGGGCGGCGGCGCTGGAGACGGCCCCCGCCCTCCAGCCGGTGTCCAAGGTGGTCCTGCTGGTGGACGACAGCCACTATCTGGAGGCCGGAAACGACACCGGGCGGACTCTGGAGCTGACCTGCCCCTACGCCACCCAGGCGATGGCTGACGCCCTCCTGGCGGCGCTGGGGGAGTACCGCTACCGGCCCCTGACCGCCCAGGACGCCCTTTTGGACCCGGCGGCGGAGCTGGGGGACGGGGTGACCATTGGGGGCGTGTACTCCGTGGCGGCGGCGCTGGATTGGACCTTTGACGGGCTCTTTACGGCGGACATCGCCGCACCGGGACCGGAAGAAATCGACAGCGAGTACCAGTTCACCGACCCCACCATCGCCGCAATCAACCGGAAAATCGCCGAAACCCGGTCCTCCATCACCAAGACGGCGGAGCAAATCCGCCTGGAGGTCCAGAACCAGGTCCAGGGCCTGTCCGCGTCGGTGACGGTGGAGCTGAACCGCATCACCCAGCGGGTGGAGGACACCGCCAACGGCCTGCGGACAGAGTTTACCGTCTCCCTCAATGGCGTCACCAGCCGGGTGGAGGGGGTGGAGGGGAGCCTCTCCACCCTGGAGCAGACCGCCGCCAGCCTGTCCAGCCGGATCACCGGGGTGGACAATCAGGTGTCCAGCCTGGAGCAGTATGTGGACAGCCTCACCCTCTCCGTCTCCAACGGCCGGGATTCCAGCACCATTGAGCTGCTGGCAGGGCGGACCACCCTGGCCTCCCAGGAGATTTACTTTCGGGGCATGGTGACCTTCGAGGACCTGGAAACGCAGGGCAGTACCATCATCAACGGGGGCAACATCGACACGGACACCCTCCGCGTCCGGGACCTGTATGGCCAGGTGGTCAACCTCTACACCGACGCGGAGCGCCGGGCGGGGTCCCTGGAGCTCACGGGGGCCTCCACGGCGGACTATGCCGTGGAGCTGTCCAGCCGGGGGGCCCTGCGGCTCACCGGGGAGTCCGGGCATGTGTATATTGCGAGCGGCTCGGGTACCGACCTACAGCTGGGCGACGGTGTGGTGCGGGTGGGGGACCCCTTCGACC